AGAGCCGACAAGCTGAGTTATCCGTCGAGAAACCAAGATGAACATTCCATCCGACGCCCCCAACAGACCCGCCATCCGCTACTACGGCGGAAAATGGCGCATCGCACCGTGGATCATCAATCATCTACCACGCACCCACGAGTGCTATGTCGAGCCATTTGCCGGTGGCGCGTCCGTCTTATTGAGGAAACCACGGTCCCCGCTGGAGATCTACAACGACCTCAACGGAGCCGTGGTCAATTTCTTCCGTGTCTTACGTGAAGAACCCGACGAACTACTGCGCGCCATCCACCTCACACCCTGGGCCCGGGCCGAGTACGAGCTGAGCCAGGAGCCCGCCGACGACCCGATCGAGGAAGCCAGGCGCTTCTACGTCAGCGCCTGGATGGGCTTCGGTGGCGGTCGCGCAAAGTGGCGCCAGGGCTGGCGCTACCAGGTCAAGGCCGGCACACTCTGGAAACCCTCGTCTATCTCCTTCACCGAGATTAACCACCTCTACCAGATTGTGGAGCGCCTTCAAGGTGTCCAGATCGAGTGTAAGGACGCCTTTGACATCATCCGCAGTTGTGACGCGCCAACCACGCTCTTCTACCTGGATCCACCCTACCTACATTCCACCAGGTCGAAGTGGAAGGACGTCTACGCACACGAGATGGAGCGCAATGACCACCAGCGCCTCCTGGAGAGCATCCAGGAGCTGACGGGGATGGTAGCCATATCAGGCTATCCATCCAAGTTGTACGACACCGTATTGAGCGACTGGTGCAGGGTGACCACGGCAGCCAGAACGAACGGAGGAGGCGCGATCAGCAGCGCTGAACGCACAGAGGTACTATGGTTGTCGCCTGCGCTCACGAAGGCACTCGACAAGGAGCAACTACCGCTCTTTCACCAGGACTGACAAACCAATTAATAGAAGGGATATTTCACGAAAAAGGAACTTCCAATGATCGCGATCGGCCTGGTTATCCTCAGCATTTCGCTCGCCGTGCGCACAGTCGTCGCCGTAACCGCCCTGGCGAGCCGGCATCCATCGTGGTAGACCCCTTCCCCCTCGCCGAGGTCGGCGCGGCCACCCTGGCACGCCAACCCAACCCCTACCCCGTTGCGGCCGCCATCGCCCGCGCCATCCGCGCCGGCATCGACAGCGGCCGCTTCATCGTCCAAGACGGAGTTGTCGTCCTGGCCGAATCGCATACAATAGCGCCAGGAGGGCAGCGTGAGCATTCCACCAGGCAGCCGCGTTTGGTCGTACAGCCGCGATAGTGGCGGCGACGACCAGTGCGTGGATGACCAAATCCACGCCATTGAGCGCTACTGCGACGACAATCACCTGATCATCGCACGCCATTTCTGCGACCGCGCCCGACCTGGCAGCACAACCGCCGGCCGCGATCAATTCCAGGCGATGATCCACCTGGCCCGTAGCAGCCCGCCCGACCTCCTCCCCGCCGGCGTCGTCTTCTGGTCCCTCTCCCGCTTCGCGCGAGATTACGACGATGCGCAATTCTACAAAGCTGATCTCCGCCGCCACGGCCTGGTGCTCGACAGCATTTCCGACGACATCGGCGATGGCCCGCACTCCCGCCTCATCGAGGCCGTCGTCGATTGGAAAAATGAGCAATTCCTGCAGGACCTGAGCCGCGACGTCAAGCGCGGCCTCCACGACCTGGCCGCCCAGGGCTACGCGCCCGGGGGATTCCCCCCGCGCGGCTACATCGTCCAGCGCGTGCAGATCGGCACCAACAACGACGGCAAGCCACGACTGGCCTCTCAGTGGATCCCCGACCCCGACCTGGCCCCCCTCGTCCGCCAGGCCTGGGAGATGCGCGCCCAGGGGGCCACCATGCGCGAGATTCACGAGGCCACCCGTATCTTCGGAGCGCGGAATTCCTACTCCTCGATGTTCCGCAACCGCACCTATCTTGGTATCCGCAAGTGTGGCGACCTGGAGGTCGAGGACGCCCACGAGGCGATTGTGACCTGGGAGCTGTGGGACGCGGTACAGAAGACGCTCTACCATCGCCCGTCCCCCGGCCAATCCTGGCCCGCCGACCAGGAGCACCCCCGCCGCAAGCGGAGCCCTTTCCTCCTCTCCGGCCTGGCCCGCTGCGGCTACTGCGGATCCGCGATGAGCGGCAGCCACGCCAACCTCCACAATCGCCCCCAGCCCTGGCCCTACTACCTATGCGGGAAAAAGAAGCGCCGGGGCTGGAATAGCTGCCCCGGCCAATGCGTCAACGCCCGCGCCGTCGAGGCCGCCGTGCTCGACACCGTCCTTGATCGCGTCCTGACCCCCGCCTTCGTCGATGCGCTGATCCAGGCCGTCAACGAGACGCTCAATCAGGATACCGCCACGCTGGACGTGCAGATCGAGGCACTAGAGCACCAACGCGCCGATCTGGAGCACGCCATGCGCAACCTACTCGACGCCATCGAGCAATACGGTGCCGAATCCGCCGCCCCACGCCTCAAGGCCCGCGAAGCCAAGTGCCACCAAGTCGAGCAGGAGCTTCAGGTACTACACACCCGCCGCGAGCAAAGCCGCCTGGAGGTCTCGCAGGATGTCATCCACGCCATCCTGCGAGACACAAAAAAAAACCTGGCCAGCGAGGACGTGCTGGCCAGGCGCGAGGTACTCCGTCAGTTCGTCACGAAAGTCGAACTGAAAAACGACGAGGGAAGGCTCCACTACGCCTTCCCCCTAGATCAGCTCGACCCGACTTGTCTTTGGTTGGTGCCCCCAAGGCTACTCGAACTAAAGACAAGACCCCTGCTCTTCACCTGGTGAATCCGTCAACTCCACCCCAACAACAAGCCCATAACCCGCCACCAGTTTGAACGCCTCCAATTGATCCCTGACCGCTCCCGTCTCAGCCTCGACCAACTCCGGCTTTATCTCCACCATCCCGCACGACTCACACATACTGACAATGTGAGACACGATCTGACCAGGTACTCCATCCTCCAAGGTTATATCGACGCTCAGAGAATCACCGACGAATAGAGCCACCGGGCCGAGAGTTTCTCGGACCTTCCCCGTGGCGCTCTCTGTTAATTCCCCCCTGAGCTCTACCTTCCCCGATTCTGTCCAGGAATCCACAACCCGGATGGTCAGTTCACCCTCCATAATGCCCTCCTCTCCCAATCTTACCCCAAATCCCCCCATCACACAAGCCCAGACAATCCCGCTTATCCGCCCTACAGCATCTGCCGGATCCGCACCAGGAACGTCTCCGACACGAACTCCCGCCCGCCCGACGCGATCACCAGGTGAGCGCGATACTCCCCCGCCGTCGCCGTGTCCGCCGCCTGCAAGCGATACTCCACCCAGCCCGAATCCGCGAGCACCGTCGCCGCCGCATCCACCGTGTACGTCGTCTCCTCCCGCGGCCACATCCGAAATGTCACCGTCGCCGAGGCCAGGTCGTAGAGCCCGTCATCCGCGTCCGCCAGGCGGAAGATGAGGATCGGCAACGTGTCTCCCTCGCATAGCCGGAGCACCTCCCCCACGCCCCGGCCCTCTGCATCTCCCCAGAGCTTGAGCCGGATCCCCGGCAGTTCCGTCGCCGCCGGCGCCGCGAATGCCGCCACTACCACGTCCGCCAGCGCCTTGTCCACCTGCATCGTCGCCGCATCGCTGGCCACAATAGCCATCGTCAGAGTGAGCCCGATATTCGGCTCCAGCGTGACCGCGTCCGCAACGCTCACCCCGTCCGCGAACGCCGCCAGCGCCACCGCCTTCGCCAGCGCCTCACTCGCCGTGGCCCCGTCCGCCAGCGCCATGCTCAGCGCCTTCGTGAGCGCCTCCGTCGCCGCCGCCGCGTCCGCCAGCACCGCGCTCACCACAAACGTCGCGATCGCGTCCGTCGCCACCGCCGTATCCGTGAGCACCTGCCCCGCCAGCGGTGTTAATGTCTCCCCGCCCGCGGCCCCGTCCGCCAGCGCCTTTTCCACCGCCTTCGCCAGCGCCTCGCTCGCAGCCGGTTTGTCCGCCAATGCCAGCGCCACCGCCAGCGTGAGCGCATCCGCTACCCCTGCTGAGTCTGCCAGCGCCTGCACCAGCCCCAGCGACGCACTCAGATCGTCGCCCGCGCTCGCGCCGTCCGCGAAGGCCGCCAGCGTGAGCGCCTTCGCCAGCGCCTCAGTCGCCACCGCCGTGTCCGCCAACGCCGCGCTGATCTCGAATGCCGTGATCTCGTCGCCCGCCAGCGCCGTGTCCGCCAGTGCCTGAGCCGGCGCTACCGACGAGATCGCCTCCCCGCCCGCCGCACCGTCTGCCAGCGCCAGGCCCGGGTGCAGCGCCGCTGCCTCCGCCACCGCCACGCTGTCCGCGAATGCCGCCAGCGTGAGCGCCGCCGTGAGTACCTCCGTGGCTACCGGATTGTCCGCCAGCACCAGGCCCGCCTCCCGCGTCATCGTCTCCGCCGCCGTCAGCGCCTCGTCGATAGCCTGCATCATGAAGTGCCACGTCAACGCATCGCCAGCCGTCAGGCTGTCGCTCCACGCCGCCAACGTCAGCGCCTTCGCCGGAGCCTCCGTCGCCACGGGCGTATCGGTGAACGTCCGCACGAATGTGACGACGCGGCTCAGCACCTCCGTCGCCACCGGGGCCTCCTCGAGCACCTTGTTCGGGTGGAGAGTCACGCTCGCCTGGCTGGCCACCAAACTATCGGCCAACTCCCGCCCCAGCTCCCGCTCAGTGATCGCCTCCGTCGCGCCCGCCGTGTCGGAGAACTCGCGCGCGAACGCCATCACGCGCGTCATCAGCTCGGATGCCACCGCCGAATCGGCCAGCGCCAGCGCCACCGCCAGCGTAAGCGCCTCCGTCGCGACGCCACTGTCGGCCAGCGCAAGCTCGACGAGCACGCTCAGTGCTTCGGTGGCCACCGCCGAATCGGCCAGCGCCTTGTCCGCCGATAGCCCGAATTGTGAGCCGCCCGTGATCGAGCCCGCGCCGAAATCGTCCAGCGTCACACTCGTCGGTGCGTACTCGACCCGCACGCCGGCGTTGCCCGCGCTGCTGACGTTGCCATCCGTCCACCGGCCCACCTCGGCCCAGGCCGCCGCGCCGTCCTTGTAGTACGCAATGACCGTCGTGCCGACGACTGCCGCGCCGACCTTGTCCCCGTCCGCCGGCGCCGGGATCGTCTCCGAGCTACCCAGCGCCCCACCGCCGCTGATCCGCTTGGCCACCACGGTATTGCCACTGCAATCAAACTCGACCTGATACCCATCCACCCCGGCCTGCCCCGGGCTCTGCAACCGCAGCAGCAGCGAGATCGTAGCCAGGCCAGAGGACGCATCGACCATGGTGCAATAAGCCTCGCAGTTCGGGCCGAACGTGGCTGCCGACCAATACGCGCCCGCTGGCGAGCCGGTGTTGACAAACATCTGATTCGAGCTTATGACGAACGTTTCAGCCGACTCGTTCAGCGGGTCCCCGGTCCAATTCGCGCCCAGCGCCCCGTCTCCGCGGTTGAAGTCGTCGATCACGCTCGACTGCGGAAAATCAAAGTCAGCCGCGATGACCGTATCCGACAGCGCCTTAGAGATCACCGCCACCGAATCCGGTGGCGAGTTTTCGTCAGCTATGAGGAGAAAATACCGTCCGCCTCTGGACATACAATGCGCCTTATCCGCGCTAGGTCACCGCGATAGCCTGGATGGTGCACAGCATATCGACCTGCACCTCCATCGTCCCCTGGTTGTCCGAGCCACCGGTGACCGTGAAGGTAAGCGTGTGCGTCTGCCGGAGCCCGCCCGCCGCGTCCCGCAGATACGAGGAGATCTCCACCTCCACCTCGACCGCCGCGTCCGAGGGGGCCCATGGGCCGCCCAACTCGCTCGTCACGTCCACCCCGTTGATCGCCAGATAGATGTTCTGCGGGTAGTGCGTGTCCGTGAAGAGACCGTAATCCACCTCGTGCGTGTGCGGTGGAATGTTGATGTCGTGCATATGATCCGGCAGCGAGTGCTGATGATCCGCGCTCATCCCCGACGTATGCAGGCTGTTGCCCCGGTCTGACGGTATCGTCACATAGACGTAATGTCCACCACCATCTGTACACTGGTACGTCCGCTCCGGCGATCCGGGCGGGGAATCATTCATATACGAAAACATCACGTGTGAGTGATTCCCGCTCGCGCCCGATGTCCCGCCGCCACCAGACGCCGTCGAGCCGACCGTCTCCCCCGCCGCGCTCAGCGTGGCCGACCGCACCCGCAGCGGCTTGGTCGAGAATCGCAGCAATGCGTGATTGAGCATCAGTACCTCGTCGCCAATCCGCACGTCCACGTCCACGTCATTGTCCGGGTCGATGTCCCGCACGTACGGCCCAAACTTGTTGTAGCTGATACTCGGCTGGATGTGGCCGCGAATCACGTCGATGTCTCGGTGCATCTGGGTCACCACGCCCGTGTCGCTCACCGGCCTGTAGCCGCTGGCCGAGACCTCCAGCCGGTGCGTGATCGAGCCGTCCGCGTTGAACTGATCCTGGATCGAGAGCACGACCATATCCTCGTCCAGATCCACCCACTTGTACGCCGTCCCATTGTGGGTAGCCACTCCGCGGTACCGCACGCGCACCGTCTCGCCCGGCAGCACGGTCCCCCGCAGCTTGGCTACCGTCAGCCGGTACGTCGTGATCGGATCCTTGCGCCGAATCAGCGCCGCCACCGCCGCGTAATACAGCGCGTTCGCCGCATTCTGTAGATCCGCGTCAGAGTTGGTCAACGGCCGGATGTCGTTGCGGATGTACGGCGCGGTGATCACGTCATAACTGGCCTGGCTCGTCGTATCCTCGATGTAGTAGTACGTCGAGCCGTCCGGGTTGCTCGCATTTTGGACGGTGTAGTCGCCCGACGCCGTACACCACTCCAGCGTGAGCTGCGTCTTCCCCGCGCCCGCACCAATCGGTATGAGCCGGTTGACGATCCCCCCACCCTCGCTGGCGATCTCCAGCTCCTGGATGATCGCCAGCTCGTCGCTGTCCTCGATCTCCGGGCCCAGCACCTGCACGCCCACGCAGCGGATCCCCGAATCGGCCCCGAAGTCGCCGAAGTCCAGCGTCCGAGCAGTGCTCGCCATCCGCCAATGCGTGCCCGCCCCGTCCGCCAGCTCCACAATCGCGTTTAGCACCGACTCACCCTGGAAATCACACGATGTGTAGCCCACGTCCTCGACGCTGCCCGCGCTCCACCCATCCACCAGCCCGACGAGACTGGTCGCGATGTCCCCGGCGTACTGGTACGTGTACGCCCGATTGAAGAGGCAGTTCGTGTATGCCAGCTCCCGCAGCAGATCGTCGGCCACCACCTCCATCGTCGGATGCTCCCCTGGCTTCACCACCGAATCCTGGTGGATGAACTCGCCCAGATAACCGAGGATCAAATGATACACCTTGTAATGGTAGCCGACTTGCAGGTACTGCGTGCGCGGATCCGTCGCCGGGACCGGGAAGCGGATCCCGCCGACCTTGTCCAGCTCCCGCGTCCGCGAGAGGGACAACACCGTCATCAGCGGCCCGCCACCCATGCGCGTGCCACTGGCGTTCTCGATTTCGATTCGGATCAGACCCACGTCGTAGGTGACCGTCATCACGCCTCACAGATACGAGTAATACCAGCGGAATTGAAACGTACCTGGCGCTGCAAAAACCATGAACGAATTGGAACCCGCGGCCAGCGCCATAAAGCCCACCTGACTACCGCCCAGCGTGACGTGCTCCCAATGATCGCTTTCATCCTCGCTGTATATCGCCGTCATCGCGCCACAATCCACCTCGAGGTAAAAGCCGCCCGAGCTCGTGAATGGCAGAAAATTGAGTAGGTGACCCGTCGTCGAATTGCCGAGGGTAGTGAGGCTACTGATCGGTGTGTAGAGCCGCACCCGCAGCGTGCGCTCCGTTTGACACGTGGAGCCGCTATTGTCGATGGTAAACGACGCATCGGTCTTCGTGACGACATTCTCGCTCACGCCGTCCCAGTGTGGCTGCAGCATCTCGAATTTCGCCGATGCCACCACCAACCGCGGTTGATCGTAGCGCCACACCTCGTCGAACGCCAGGCAGCGCGCGTATGCCTGGCGGACCGCGCTCCCCCATCCAGCGCCCGCCGCCAGCTTCAGAAGCGCCCGTTCCTTGAACAGATTCTGCTTCGCCGTGTCGAGCGCGTCGTCCAGGTCCGTCCACGAGTCCTCGTCGTAGAATGCGCATTTGACCTCGACGATCCCCGGCCGGAGCACGACCAGGTCGCCCAGATCGTCCCAGTAGCCCGCGCCGCCCAGAATCGTGCGCGCCCCGGCCAGCGCTCCCAGCGGGCGCTTATCCTCCCCCAGCGCATAGGGGAAATTCCACGACCCGAACGATTTTACCTTCATCCGATGTCCACCCCTTGCCGCCTCAGCTCATCCACAATCCCGCGCCCGGCCTCCTGCCCCGCCGCGTACGCGTTCCCCTGCGTCACAGAGCCGATATGAACCGTTATCTGCACTGCACCGCCCATCCCACCGGCGCCGGCGCCGGCCAGCGCGGGGGCCCCACCGCCCGCGATCCCGCCGAACGTCGGCCCGGAGATCGCCGCCACGTCCGACATCGCCGCCGCGATTCCGCGCAAGCCCTCCTCGAAAGGCGTCGGGGACCCGGGCGTCAGCCAATCCGGCAACGTCACGCTATGCAGCCGGTCCGCCAGCCGCCCCATCCAGTCGATCACGCCCTGGACCGCGCCCGTGATCCCGTCGATCCCCTTCACCAGCGGATCAATCACCCCCCGCTTGAGGCCGTCCAGCGCCGGCCGGACCACGTTGTTGACGAGCGCCGCCAGCGCCTCCAGCGCGAGCTGCAACCCCGCCGCGATGAGCTCCGTCAGCGCGCCGATAATCGGAGCCAACTCCTCCACCAATGCCGCGATCACCGGGACCACCGCACCCAGCAAATCGATCAGCACACCGACGACCGCCAACAGCAACTCCGTCAGCGGAGGCAACAACGTCGCGATCAGCTCGACGAAGATGGGGAGCAATTGCTCCAGGATCACCGACACCAGCGGCATTAGCGCTGTGAGGATCTCGACAAACGCACCGATCAATCCTTCGAGCAGCGGCATAATCGCCGGCAGCAACGTCGTGATGAGTTGCACGAATGGCGGTACCAGCATCTCGATCAGCGTCACCGCCAGCGGGAGGACCGCATCCGCGATCATCAACACCGCGTCGCCAAGCATCTCGAACAGCGGTAGCAGTGGCGGCAAGATCGCGTTGAGGATCGTGGTCAGCACCGGCACCAACCGGGAGGCCAGCGCCGCCATCAGCGGCAGCATCGCGTCCATCACCGACGAAAGCAACGGCACCAGGACCGGCAGCATTGCTGTGGCCAGCTCCATCAACGGCGGCAAAATGTCGTTGACCAGAAGCGAAGCCACCTGCGTCATCAGGTCAGTAAGCGCCGCCCCGACCTCGCTGACGAACGCCATAAACTCGGGACTGCCGAACAGCTCCAGTGCCGTCTCCAGCGCCGGGGCCAGGACGTCCATCACCGATTGCCCCAGTCCGAAGACCATCTCGGAGATGAAGTCGATGTTCGGGCCAATCAGATCATTGAGCATACTGGCCAGCGTGTCCAGCACTGGCAGCAGTACCCGCCCCACGGAATTCTTCAGGTTCTCGATGGTGGCCTCAAGCTGAGCCATCGACGAGGCCGCGCCGCCCACGCCCGCGTCTCCCAGGCGCTCCATTGAGATCGCGCCCTGCTCCATCACGGCCTGCATAAAAGCCTCTTCGCGCGTGAGGCCCTCGGTCGCGTCCTGGAGCTCCTCGATCCGCTCGCGTACCTTGCCCGAAGAGATGCCAAACGAGTCGAGTCTGGGCAGGCTTTGGTTTGCGAGGGTGAGTGCCAGATTTTCTATGCTACTGACGGCATCCTCGCCCATCGCCATACCCAGGCGAGTGGCCATCTCCATCAGTTGTGAAGCGCTCTCCGTCGAGTCGGCCAGGCCCATCGACATTAGCTTGTTGGCCCCGGCCATCAGGTCGGCGTCGGAGACCATCGAGTTGGTGGCCTGGCGCAATGAGGCCATCATCATTGCCGATTGCTCGCCGATGTCCTCCGCCAGCGCAAAGAACGTCTGGCGCACCTGCTCGACCGGCGCGGCGGCCACTGCCAACTGGCCGAGCTCCGCCCCCAGCGCCCCAACGCCAGCGACCGCTCCAGCCGCCAATCCGGCCGCAGCGGTCGCCAGTCCTCCCAACGCGCCCGTGATCCCGCCCAGCACCGCCTTGGCCCGGTCCTCCGCGTTGAGGATTATTGATACCTGATGCTGCGTCTTCGCCACTAGGTGTCCGTCATAGTGCCCTCCATCGTGCCCCCCTTAGGTCAGACAATTCATCTTATCAGCGCTGTGGAGAAAACGGCCCGGCCCGGGCAGGAGGGCACCTGAACCCTGAACACACCCGCCGTCGCGAGTGGCCGGCCGGACCGTCGCTCCTATTTTGGTCGTACCTTCCGCGCGATGGCCTCGCCTGACAGCGCCTCCAGGTGGCGGAACACGCGCACCGGGTCCTGCTCGTCCAACTCACCCGGCGAGCAGTGATACACGTCCCGGCACAGCACCAGCTCCACATACTCCCACGGCACCGCCCGTCCGCCCGTATGCAGCGCCTCCACCACCTCCCACTTCAGCCCGTCGGCGCTTTTTTTCGGCTCTCCTGGCGCTTCATCTCCGCCTGGAATCGCGCCGATAGCTGCTCGACCAGCCACATCAGCTCCTCCAGGCCCAGCCAGGCAAACGCCTCCGGCCCGTCCGGATCCGGCAGGCCGACCATGACGAAGTGCGCGCCCGGCTCGTATTCCCGCGACAGCTCGCCGCGACAGACCAGCACCCGCCCGTCCTCCGACGTGCCCACGAGCTCAAGCCGCTGGCAGTCCTCCGGGTAGGTGCCGATGTACACCGGCTGGCCATCCACGAACGCCGGCTTCTCCAGCTCGCCGTCCTCGCCAAACTGCCGGTAATCCGACCCGGCCCAGATCGGCGATTCCAGCCGGATGCGGACGCGATCCTCCGCTACCTCCGGCGCGCCGGCCAGCTCTGCCTCCATATCGCTGACCCAGTTCCAGCCCAGGATCAGCGGGAAGAGCGCGACGCCGAATCCCTCCATCATCTCGCTCATCGCGTCCACCATCGCTTGCGAGCCCTTCTCGCCCTTGATGCGCGGATCCTCCCGCCAGCCGGCCAGCTCGATCACCGGCCGCAGATGCTGGAACGTGAGCTTCTTGCGCACCTCGACCCAGGTGCCTTCCCCCTGCGCTTCCAGCGTCGCGCTGGAGATGCGCTCGACCTTATGGTCCCGTCTCCGTCGTCTCATCGTGCCCCCCTTGATCTATTTGAACTATTCAGAGATCGCCGCGTAGCTCAGCGTCCCCGTGCCCTCGAAGTCTATGCTCGACGCGATAGGACCGCCATCCGGCGCGGCCTCGTGCGAGATCCCAGTGATAATCACGTTCCCGCTCCACTGGTACTCGGTTGCGTCCCCGCCCTTGGGAGACAACTTTAGCGACGACGAGGCATTGGACACATACGCATCCCAGATGAGCTTGAACGCCTCGCTCGCTTCCTCGTTGTAGAATACCTGGAGCGATCCTTTCCAATCCCGAATGCCCGACATCTTGGCCTTCCACGTGACCCCGAACGGCGTCACGTCATCCGCCGATTTGCTCGGCGATAGGCTGACCTTGTTCGACTGGCCACTGATGTCGGTATCCTCCGACCCGAACAGAATCTGGTAATCGAATCCCTGTACCGCGGTATCCTCAATCGCCATCCTCGCTCACCTCCTCAGATTTCGCCCGCCTCCGGGCCGGCTTCTGTTCCACCACCTCCACGATCCCTGCCTCGATCAACGCCTGCCGGTTTCGCTTGTCCACCGTCTCCAGCGTGACCAGCTCGCCCGCCGGCACAAACACCTCCCGCAAAACTCTGTACATCTGCACTAGACCACCTCCCGTGCCTCGAAGTCGATCTCCAATCCGACGAACTCCACCGCCCGCTCCTCCAGCTTACCAACCGGAAACACGCCGTAGCGGTACCCCGTCGGCTTGCAGTATTCCACGCCGCTGGCCACTTCCAGGTGCTCCGCCATCAGCGTGATCACCGGTTGGACGAAGGGACGCACCAGCGCCTCATCCTCCGACAGGTCCCGCCGCGGCTTCACCAGCAGTTGCGCCTTGAATCGATGCACCATCTGCACCTTCGGCCGCTTCGTCGTCCCGGAGGAGCCGAACACCGCCAGCGCCTGCCGCCGCTTCGGCGTCTCCGCCACGTCCGCCGCGAACGTCATCAGCTCGACGTCCCCGTCTCCGACGACGAAAAACAGCCACGGCCACTCCGTGACCGCCTCCGGCACGTGCGGCGTCACCCGCAAGATACGCAGATCCCCCGAGGATCTGGTGAAGTGATCCTCGTACAGTTCCACCATGGCGTCGATAATCGTGTTTATCGCCACTGCCTCACAGCTCCCTCACGACCGCCTCACCCCAGGTGGCCGACCACAACTCGGCCACCTTGTCCTTCGTCGCCTCGAAGGCGCGCTCGAACATATGGCCGCCTTTGGTGCCGTGCCGCGCGATCTTGCGCTGCACCCCGCGCACCGCCGCCCGCAGCTCGGCCCCCTTGAGCTGGAGCTTCCGCATCGCCCAGTAGATGATCGGCCGGCGCGGGGGCCAGTGAGGCCGCGTGTCCAGCTCCACGAATGGCATCGTCGGCAGCGGCGAGCCCACGATGCCCTGCATCCGCATCCCGCTGCCCTCGATCTGATGACCCACGCTCGACATATGCGCGCCCGTGTTGTTGATCTTGTGCTGCCCGCCCGGCCGCGGCTTCGAGAAATTCTGCTTGACCTCGCGCTCGACGGTCGGCAGCGCCTTGTTGAAGAAACCCCGCATATATCGCTCGAACACCTGCGGAGCCCGCCGGAACCGCCGCATCAGCGCGTCCAATCCCTCCAGCTCCCCGCTCAGTTGCACGCTCATAGCGACGTCTTCCTGTACGTGGCCAGGCTGGACTGCACGTCCGCCGGCAGCGCCTTCGCGTAGATCATCTCCCCCAGCTCCGGGATCGCTGAGCCATCCTGGTACGCCGTCTTGGCCCGCCCCAGGGCCCGCACGACCAGCGCCACGCACGAATCCCAAATCAACCAGGGGACCTCCTCCGCGTAGCCCCACGCGCCCGTGATGGCCACGTCGGCCCGCAGCGGCCACGTCCCCCGCGCGTAGCCCGGATACCACCACGCCGTGGGGTCCTTGAATTCGAGCCAGGTCGTGGGCGTCTTCCCGAATGGCATACACAGGAAGTCGTCCGTGTCCTCAGAGTCGTCGTCAATCGTGATGCTGGAGAACGTCAGCAAATCGTCAATCGGCAGCATCGTCAACCCATTGCCCAGGAAGTGGCGCTCCTCCGTGCCAGTGCTCGGCACTCGCTGGAAAACCCGGCCCGTCTCCAGCTCGATCCGCGCCGTCGCCACGCGGACCAGGTGCTCCAGATTGACGTCCGGCAGGTTGCGGATGTCGATCCGCGTCGTCACGTCCGCCTCGTCGCAGTACATCCGCGCCGATAGGTCTATCTGCACCGCCACCGCTCACCTCCGATAATACGCATTGTCCGCGCTACCCATCCCGGCTCACCGGCTGGTACCAGGTCCGCGTGCTGCCGTCGATAGTCGCCTCCACCTTGGCGATGTACGCCGCCCCGTTACTGATCCGATTCGAGTTTTCGTCATACTTGTAGAGACCTGTTGACGCGATCTGCGACATCGACTGCGACCCGACCAGGTCGGTCCCGTCGCTGGCTTTGATGATCTGGACCGTCGGCGACGTGATCCCGGACGTGACCGGCTCACCGTTCTTGAACCATACCGCCACATAGCGGTCATAGGTGTTGCCGTCGTCGTCGGTCAACCACACCTTGGCCTGGTAGATGTCGTCGTTTGGTCCGTTGTCGTCCAAGTCGAACGCGTGCTGAGCGCTCGCGTTGCCATACGTGTCGATCACCAACGCATCACCGAGCCACACCGCCGGGCTCGTCTGGTCGATCACGTAGACGACAACCCGCGCCGCCTGCATCTCCGTCGCCGACAGCGTGATCGAGTAGCCGTTGCCTTCATCCACGAATCCGTTAGTCGTGTTGGCCTCGACTCCCTCATCCTTCATTATGGTCGTGTCGCCGCTGGCGTGCGACGCATCCGTCTTCAGGCTTGCGCCGTCCGTCTCGTACAACACAAAATCGATCACGGCTTCAACGCCGTATTTCCTGAGAAACGGTCCTTGCACCTACATCCTCCGTCGCATACTCGGCGTACAGATCGCCGGGTGATCCTGCGTCGTCGGCGCGCTGTGCCGCGTCGCACTGTTCCCACTGCCCGAGTAATCCAGCAGCGTCGCGTCCGCCTCCCACATCGGCAACCACAGGTCGAGCGTGTGCCCGAGCTGCTTGGCCAGCGTCTTGATCGGCAGCCCCGCCGCCAGCGCCTCAATCTGTGCCTGCGTCAACGCGAAGTCGCCTTTGAACAACTCGGCCACCCGCCCGCCATAGTAGCGATTCGCGTCAGTATCCGACCGGGCGGCGACGTACCACGTCGCGCCATTGACCGCGGCGAAATTCGTGTCCGCTGCCGAGATCTCCTTGCTGGCCGACGCCCCCAGCTCGCAGAACCATAACTGCACTTCATTCTCGCTATCATCACGCTGTATGATGATCAGCCGCCAGGTGCTGTCCCCGCCCGGCGACGAGGGCGACGTCTGATACACACTCGTCCCGTCGCCATCCACCACCCGCATCGACCACTGATCTGCCAGCCCACCACTACAACTCGCCTCTCGCAGATACAGCGTAATCTCGTTGTTCGCGCCGTAATTCGTGCTAAGCAGGTATTTGTACGTGGTCCCGGTGTTGGAATCGACCCGCGTCCA